GGTAGACGATGTGCGGCTGCCGCTAGAGGCGCACTACCTGCGGCACCACATCCCAGGGATCGTGATTGTTCGAGTTCACGCTACGGCTGAGGCTCGCACACAGCGGCGTGGGGTGCTGCAAGGCGTCAGCGACGTGACCGAGTTTGGCTACCTACAAACGGAGTACGACTTGCAGATCGACACAACAGACTTGACAGCCGAGGACTCCTACGCGATCCTGCGAAGGCACATGGTGGATAACGGCAAGTGGACGGCATTTGAAGAGGAGGAATCGTGAGCAGCTTCAACCTAGAGAACCTAGAGACAACCGCGCTAATGCTCGGCTATAGCAATGTCACCGTATCGGTTGACATGACCAGTCGCCTGGTCTCGGTGACTTGCGAGGATGCCGAGGGCAATCTCATGCGCGTCGATGTTGAGGGCGTACAGGCGGCCGTGGATGCGATGCAGACGCGGCTCTCAGCGTTGCTACAGCAAGAATGAGCGGCTTCAACTGGATTGGCGTGACACTCGTCGTGCTAAACATTGTGCTGGCTCTGATCGTCTTTGTGTCGTTGCCGATTAGCATCAAGCGGCGGCAGGGTATTGCGCCGTCAATGATCTACCTGCTCACCACGGCAGCGACAGTCATCTGGATCTGGAGAGCGTTGCAGTGGCAGGCGTAAAGGCAAAGCGCAACGGTGCTGCCAAGCCACCTGTGTGGACGGTGACCAACTGCACCGACTGCGGCAAGGTCATTGACTACACCGACCCTAAGCGGCAGGTGTTCCCTGGTCAGCGCGTACTCGTCATTCACGAGAAGAGTCGCCGCTTTGAGTGGCGGCACAAGGCGTGCGTGAAGTGAGTCAGATCTACATCCTCTGCGATGAGCTAGACGATGGCATCCACTGCGTTCAGGAAGGCGCAGACGCTTGGTGCCTTGATCCTAAGATCGGCAGACAGTTCGCCAAGTTGAGCATCCGCTATGCTGATGCAGCTGCACCAGACGGCTGGTTCTTTCTCAACGAACACATCTTCAACCGGAAGACTATTGCAGACTTGCTGAAGGCAGGTCACCTAGAAGTAGATCAGTCAGCCTTTACCCTCTCGGATGGTGGTCAGGCTCGACTGGGAAGGTTGGTAGTCAAGTGAGCCAGATGTCTGATGTTGACATTGACGAGCAGAACAAAGAGAAGGCGAAGCGCGGCAAGCGCGCACGTAACAAGGGCAACGCCTTTGAGCGAGAGGTCGCCGAGAAGATTGGCGGCGTTCGCGTCGGCCAGTTCGGCGGCAAGATCGATGTGCAGTCGGACTGGATCGCCATCCAGTGCAAGGTCGGCAACGGTTCCTACTCGGAGCGCTACGACGGTTGGCTGCGATCCGTACTCGGTAACTCCAGCCAGATCAGCGCGCTCGTCGTAGGCGACGCACCTGGACCTGGCACGAAGCGCCGCTCGATGATCATCCTTGACTTTGAGGACTTCATCGACCTGCTGGACACAAGCAGCTGACAGCGCTACTGCTGGCAATCACCCTGCTAACCGGCAGCGGTGGTCCAGACCTAACGCCACACGGCGTGCCGACACACGGTGTCGCCACCTGGTACGGTGCGCACCACGCCATCTCGAAGCACTACTGCTACGGCGGATTCGCCAACACCTGCTCGCCATACGCCACAGGAGAGAAGGTCTGGTATGCGGCCGTAGCAAGTTTCTCCTACTACGCGAAACCGTATAGAGTACGAGTCTGCAGAGCAGATCAGCCAACGAGATGCGTCACAGTCTGGGTGAGGGATGAGTGCGCCGGATGGTGCAGGAGGGATCTAAAAAAGCCGTGGACAAGCAAGAGCAGAGCCATCGACCTCAGTCCAGCCGCGTTCTCTCAACTCGCGCCGCTCGGCAGAGGAGTGCTGGCGGTAACCATCAAGGAACTACCAGAGAGCAGCGAGAGTTTCAGCAAGCCTGTGCGGCGTGGTCTGTAAAGCTCGGCGTCAAACTCAACGCGCTCTTCAACCTGATGCCGCAGTTCGGTAAGAGTGTTCACTGGGCGCGAGAGCGCTACTACGGTGGAACATTCGTCACTGATGCAGATCTCTACTGGGTCAATGCTCGTGTCAACGACGAGAGCGAGATCGAACACTCAGGCAAGTTGCAGCGCTACGCTACGGCCGTAGATCTTATGTGCCGAGTCTGCGCTGGCGATGAGGACAAGACACCGACCTGTTGGGATGGCACCTGCCCACTGCGATCTGTGTCGCCACTTCCACTCAGGATCTACGAATGATGCGCTACGCTTTGTCGGCGACGGCGCGACCTTTTGGTGTGCTGCCGTCACTCGCCCTGCCGGTGGAGTCCTCCCATCGGCAGGGTCTAACCTGGGGCAGCGTAGACGCTTGCACGACCATCACGGCTATTGCCGGTCAGCAAGGAACGAGTGGTGCAACTCCACTCCTGCTCCACCACTATTGGAGGGCAAATGGCTAAGGCGCAGGACAAGTTCACCGTACTCAGGGGTTGGGTATCCGACGCGCAGGCACTGCTTGGTGTTGACTCCTGGGAGATCACCATCGTTGAGGCTGCATCCGATGTAGACGCCTGGGCAGACATTGAAGCTCAGCCACAACAGCCGACCGCTGACCTTCGCGTCAGTCACGACTTCTGGACCCAGACTCCAGAGAAGCAACGCCTGATCTTGACTCACGAGCTGCTGCACCTAGTGCTTGCTCGATATGCGCGCGTCACCGAGACGATGGAGGAATCACTCGGCAAGTTGGCGTGGGCAGTCCTAGAGCCACAACTGGAAGACGCAGAGGAGCGAGCTACCGAGCATCTCGCTCGCATCATCGCGCCCTACCTGAGCCTACCCAACTTCCCCAAGGCATGAAGCGCACACAGCGACCTTGCCTGACTTGTGGCGTACTCACCACGCACGGCAACCGCTGCAATGTCTGTGGACCGCGTAAGGCGACCGAGTGGGCGCGAAACCGTGGACCATCGCCCTATCGAACGGCTGACTGGCGGAGGCTCTCGATTCAGAAGCGCAAGGAGGTTCCCTTCTGCGAACTGTGCGGCCAGAGGGATAACAACCCAAGCAACCCACTTACCGCCGACCATCTCGTTCCACTGGCTGAGGGTGGCGCGTTGATCGTGCCGACCTATATGCTGAGGACGCTATGCAGGACCTGTCACGGCAAGGTGACCAAGCACAAGTAGGAGGACGCAATGGCAAAGATCGTCGCAGTCTCTAACACGCCAATGGCACCGACCGGCTACGGCACGCAGATCGCGCAGCTCGGACTGCGCGCACTCGCGGCAGGTCACGACTTCAGCGTCGCTGCCAACTACGGCGCTCCTGTGAATATGGAGTGGAACGGCATCAAGATCTATGCAGAGGGGCTGCTGAAGTACGCCAACGACTCAGGACCAGAGAACATCGCCCTAGCCGCACGAGAGCCTGGAGCCTTTGGGCTGACCCTCTGCGATGTGTGGACGCTCGTCGCCGATGCGTGGCACGAGTTGCCAATCGTGGCTTGGGTGCCGGTGGATCACTCGCCTGTACCGCGCCGCGTGGCTGAGTGGTGCATCAAGGGTGGCAACAAGTACATCGTAGCGATGAGCAAGAACGGCGAGCAGCTGCTGCTAGAGGCTGGCGTTCCACGAGACCGCCTGACCTACATCCCTCACGCCATTGACCGCTCGATCTGGAATGCCGATGTGCAGCCAGTTCGCAACCTGCTCCGCGTGCCAGAGGACGCGCACCTGACGATCATCACGGCAATGAACAAGGGGAAGCGCAAGTCGTTCCCTGAGATGCTTCACGCCTGGACGATGTTCGCCGCAGTTCACAAGGATGCCTACCTATACCTACACACCGACAAATGGGGCCATATGGACGGCATCAACCTGATCCCACTTCTGAAGGCGCTCCGCGCTCCAGAGGATCGCATCCGCTGGGTGAACTCGATCCAGATGCGAGCAGGAGTACCGGCAGAGATGGTAGCTCGCCTAATGAGATCAGCCGACTGCCTGCTCTTGGCTTCTCGTTCTGAAGGGTTTGGGCTGCCTGTCATTGAAGCACAGAGCGTCGGCACCCCTTGCATTGTTAGCAACCACACCGCGCAGCCAGAGCTAGTACGTGACCACGGTCACATCGTTGACGGTCAGATCCACTGGGAGGACTTCCACGAGTCGTTCGCCTTCATCCCTAATGTGTTGGAGATCCTAGAGGCGCTCACCCTCAACTACATTGCGACCAAGAGCGGCGAGATCAACCGAGCCGCACTAGCCGCAACGATGGACGAGTACGACGCTGACACGGTCTACAAGGAGAAGTGGGAGCCGCTGTTCCAGTCCATCCAGTCAGGCAAGATCCGACTCGGCGTACCAACGCCAGACTCGCAGCCTGTGAACCGCGCCTCACGCCGAGCCAAGAAGTGATCCAACACCTGTGCAAGCCTGGCGACATCCGTGGGCTTGGCAAGCGTCGAGCCTGCGCTCGCGTGCTGTACTGCAACCAGTGCAAGCGTGACATCGTGCCAGATGCGCCGACCTGCGGAGAGTGCAGCTACTGCCGCCGCACACAAGACCGTAAGGCTGGGAAGGACTAGGTACCTAATGCCGCTGTATGAGTTCAAGTGTCTAATCTGCGGCCGCATCGAGCAGCGACTGCAAGTCAGCTACGAGCCAGTCCGACCGCGCTGCGAGTGTGGACCCTGGATGATCCTGCAACTGGTAGCCACTCCTGTCCACTTCAAGGGTGACGGCTTTGCCAAGCGTGATCGTGATAAGGTCAAGAAGCAGGGAGCCTGAATCTCCCTGCACCAGCCTATTCAGGAGGCAAGATGGAATCAACGCTGATCTGTAAAGTGTGCAAGGTGGAGTTTCAGCGTAGTTCGCCCTACGGTCCTCCTCAGATCTTCTGCACAAAGAAATGCCGCCATAAATACCATCACAGACTTGAATACAGCTCTGGCCGCCGATTCGTCCACTCATCTTTGAGGCAAGAGACTAAGACTTGCCTGTATTGCAAGGCTGAGTTCAAGACATCAATGTCTGTAAAGACTCATTGCAATAAAAGATGCGCATTGAAAGATCGATCTTGGAAGCCTGAAGGTATGAAGGCGAAAGGCGTACGCTCTAGCTATGCACAGCGACGCCGTGAGGCGCAGCGCGTTGGCGATAAAGACTTGACTACCTACACCATCTGGAAGGCAGAGGGCGGCCACTGCCGCCTGTGCAATAAGGCAACCATTGATCCGACAACGCCACGCGCGTTGAAGCCGGTGAAGAGAGACGCTTGGGCTAGCCTTGATCACATCAAGCCAATCTCTGCCGGTGGCACACACACCTGGGATAACGCGCAGCTGCTCTGCTATCCCTGCAACAGCGGCAAGGTTCACACCGACCGCGACGTCTGGGGTAGGGCGGTCAAAATTCTAAACGCTGAGCGTGGTACCGTACCCAGCGACGAGTTTGTCGGTATCGTGTCGGCTTGGGGTCTTTTGAAGGGTTGAGGTTTTTTTATGGCCAACGCTAAAAAGCCAGCCGCTCGGCGGCAAGGACGAGAGACCAAAGACATTGGCGTGCTGCCTCAGATTGAGGTTGATCCACGCTCAATCCCTACACCACCGGCGCATCTGACCGAGCGCTGGGTGAAGTCGTGGGAGATCTTCTGGGCTTCGCCCTTCGCTCAGGTCGTTCAGCCTGCTCAGCACCCTGCGCTCGAACGGCTCTTCTCAATGTATGAGGAGCGCGAGCGAATGGATGTCTACCTTCGTGAGGAGCCGATGAGCGTAGGCTCACAAGGCCAGAAGATTCTCAATCCGATGTATCGTCAACGCTCAGCAGTCGATGCCGAGATCCGGCAGCTGGAGGATCGGTTCGGATTGCACCCTAAAGCAGGGCTGCAACTTGGCATCGTATACGGTGAAGCGGCTCGGAGCCTGGAGGAACTGAATGCAAGGATCACCAATGCCACCATTGCGGAAGCCAACAACGAAGCCGACCCACGCTATGTCGAAGCAGATGGTGAAGACACCGCAGAAGAGGCCGCTCTACTCGTCGCCGATTAGCAGTCCTCCGCCACCCTCCTGGGGCGGCTTGGTCTGCCGATGGATTGAGACCAATCTTGTTCACGGTGAGGGCGATAAGTTTGGCGAGCCGTTCCGACTAGAGCCGTGGCAGCGTGCCTATATCTGGCG